TGTTCGAGCTTATGTTCTGGTTGTGTTGAGGTTTCGATCTCCCGTAGGTATGTGAATTGCCTATATAGCATTCTACCCTTACCTACTAGGGGATCACACTGTTCGAAGGCTTGCATGTCACCCATCTTCCTAAATTCAGTTAGTAATCGAATTTTCGGAGTATCAACATGCAAGTTTTCTTTCCCATCTACGTTTGGATGTAGCCCGAATTCTTGACAGTAGGATACAAATCTACTGCTTATTCGGTACTTATCCCACGAGATTTCGTAGCCCATGGTTTCCAGGAAATTTGGAATCCTTTCTAAGTCTTCCATTTCCCCAATTCCGATGTGGTCGTCACCAGCACAAGCGAAGGCTTTCACTGTGGAATGATCTTCAGATCTGTTTTCCCTTCTGGGTAAACGGAAATCCCTGGGGTCGTTCTTTCTTGTGATCTTCGTCATCTTCCAGGCCGCGTAACTACTCATCGTCAAAACTATTTTTGTCAATGGGTCGCCCATCATGATACCTCTCGAGTTCACGAACTCGAAGGTTTTCATTGATCCACGCTCGCCTTTCTTTCTTTCCAAAGTCAACAGTCCAATCTTGTTGTCGTGCCAGGCTTTCGATATCATCTTAGCCTGCCGCCCTTTACATGTAAAGGATAACAGTTTTGGAGTGTTGAGGAGAGAGGAAGCCTTTATAAGGTATTCCTGCTCTAACTTTGATATCATTCCAAGGGACCTCATTTCGTCTATTAGACCTTTAAGGACCCCGAATCCCCAATCATGGGTTGCTCTATCGGTAGCTGAAGTCATATCACTTTTTGATATGCAGTCATCTTCCTTTAGCTCTCCTGAAAATTCACAACTGAATTTATACAGGTTTGCTGCATCCCCAAGACCAACCCTACAAGCTGGCAGAGTTTCAAGAAACTTCTTCAGCATGTGGGCTGCCGGTGATAAGAATACGTTAAGCCAGGTTTCACCTGACGTAACGGGTCTTATCTTGACTCCTGGTTCCTTGATGATTGTCACCTTCCCTTGCGGATAGGTTGTCACATCTCGGTAATCGTAGTTCTTCTCGAAGTTGTCCCTCTCCTTATGTGACCACATAAAGAGAAGACTTCCTAAACGAGTGTCTATTCCGTTAGCGAATGCCTCGGTACCTGGTTCCAGGTATCCTGGGCATATCACTTCGCCGAAAACTCCTGAAGGCGGCTCTGTGAGGTAAGCTATGCGCCATGTTTCCATGTGTGCATTTTCTACGTCACAGATCGACTTTCCAAGATAGTCAACGAACTTATTAAGTTCGGGATCTAACTTGAAGTTATATTCTATAGGGTTGTTAAGGAAAACGTATAGTGGTCCGTCCTCTTTGAGAACGTTCCATTTACCTCCTGTCTCCCTAGTGTACTCGTAGCTGGAACTTGAAGTAAGACTACAATGGTAGTCCTTCTTACTTGCGATTATACTCTTCTCAGGTATATCGTGTTTCCTTGACTCTGCGAGAATTCTTTCTTTGATATCTTGCGCAACGAGCTTTCCAAGCTCTTTTGCGCCTTGATATAACCGATCGTCCCATAATGGTGCGT